AGAGAAATTTCAAATGCCTCATGCGGGGATATTTGCACATTTTCCATTTCTAGCAAAGGCACCGCTCGTTTTGCTGCCTCCGGGTTCGCATCAATCCGTTCCTTATATACAGATTCAAACCACTCCATATACCTATTAGCTTCCGCCTCAGCCAACTGCTCCATATTTTTACGTTGTTCAGCGAGCCTTTGTTCCATTTGCTGTACATAAGAGTTTTTCTGAGACAGTTCATGGCCTAGTTGAGCTACTCGGGGGTCTTCTTCCCCCATAGCCAAGGCGTTATACATGTCCTTCCACTGTACGGCATCTTCGGTGGCTTGTAGTCGGGCTCTTTCTACGGCTGCTTCATTAAGCCTATCGTAGTGCGCCTGTAGCCTTTCTCCCCATGGTCGAAGTCGCTCATCAAAATCATCATAAGCGCCATTCCAATTTTCCCAATCGAAGTCGTCTGCACTGGGAAAAGGGTTTGTTTCTCCAATAGCTGCCTGTACTTCGTTTACAGAAGCATCAGCAGATGGTGCCTGTCCAGCTTCTTGAGTTTCTTGCGAAGCAGGTTCACCAGCAGCAACAGGTTCACCAGCAGCAACAGGCTCACCAGCACTGCTGGCACTAGCAGATACTTCCGCATTAGTAGCCTCGGGTATGTTAGTTGTTTCAGACATTATTCCCTCCAAAAATAATTAAGATAAATTAGGAAACATTAGCTTTAGTTTACCTAGTTGCCACCCTCTTGAGCCCTTTGCGTATTCCTGTTCTTCAGGTTTCTTTTGGGTGACCACATTGGGTGCTTCTGCTTTTTCCGTAAGGGTTCTAACATCGGCGGCTTTTTCCATAGCCCCCTTAATTTTTGCCATTGGGGCCATTTTTTCCATAGCCCCAGCAGCAGAAGAAACAATTTTTTTTCCTCCGTACTCTGCCGAAAGCTGTTTATTTTTTTCTTTACGAGCCTGCCTAGATTCTTTTGCTTCAGCAAACTTTTCTTTGGCCCTAGAATGAGATTTTTTTAAATCCTCAATAGCCATGTCATTCCTCAAATTCAGAAATATCCATATTCTCTAAACGCTCTGCCTGCTCTTGTCGGCTGAGGCGTCCCATTCCCATAGGCTCTTCCTCATCGCCCTCTTGCATTTCCATGCCTTCAAACATATCTCCAGCGGACCCTTCACCTTCTTCTGCCATTGGGTCTTCAGACATATCTTCTTCGGAAGAAGCAACGGGCTCACCTTCTTCAGTAATGATAGGGGGGTCGATGCTGTACCCAGAATCTTCTAGGGCACCAACAATCATAACAACGGAAACACCTTCGGGCAGAGCGTCCTCAAGTTTTTTCATATCAGGCATAATTTCTCCAAATGTAAAGAGGCTCGCACTTTAACACGTATGCTATTATGTGTCAACATTTTGCATTTTATTGCGCCAACTGCGCTAAGATTTCTTGGGTCACTTTTTCTTTTTCTTTTTCTTTGGAAACCCTGCTTTCATATTAGCATACGCTTTTTTGCTAATGGTGCTTTTTGATTTTGGTCGGCTAGTGCCTGCTTTTTTACGTTTGTTAATGTTAGCGTATAGCCCTTTCTTGGCCATGACTACTTCCTACTTTTTGTGCCGGAACATCTCCAGCGTTTTCTAGATAAACGCAAAGGACTATTAGGATCTTTTGCGGCTTTTGGAAACCTTTTCATTTGTTTAGCAGACCTAGCACAATAGGCGTCACCTTTCTTAGTTCCTGGTTTGACCTTAGCGCCTTTGGCACCGTAGGACACCTTTTTGCCCGACTTAGTAATTTTTACTCGGGCCTTCCCTTTAGCGGGTGTTCGTCTAGATTTTTTCGGCATTTTAATTCCTAGGTTGGAAGTGGGTCTTTCCAAACAGAGGCATCGTCCACGTCGGCTTTACCTTCGCTTCCGTTCTTGTCTGTGTAATCTTTAATTTTTTTAGCTCGGGCCTCGGCAACGTGCATACGGGCGTCTTCTTTTCGCCTTGCCTGCCGGTGTTCCCAATCAACATAACCAAGCTCCTGCGCCTCTTCCTCGCACAGATCGCGAACCTCATCTTCTATGGCTGTCCACGTTTTGGATGTTTTATCCTCTACATGGCAGTTATTTTCCGCGCACCAGGCGTCTAGCTCTTTGGCGTTCTTAAAGGTCCTACCTAACTGCTGTACGTGAATTCCGCCCTGGCCGTCACCTTCCAGGTCACCTCCAAAAGAAAACAAACTCAGTGCCTTTTTTGCGGGTCTTCCGCACTCACACACCAAGTCCACTTCTGCAATAACCTCTGTAGTCCAAAGCTCTTTTTCGCCACACTCGCAGCGGTCACGAAACTCATAAATAGGCACAGTCCCTCCAGAATACCATACATAACACAACTAATACACAATGTCAAATCTCACAAGAGCCACCAACGCAGGCAAGTTCTTTGGCGCCCTCTCCTTTATCTTCTTGTTCGTAATACGTTAGCATAGAATAGTCTATTCCTGGAAAAGCAAGCATTCGTCGTTTGTACTCAAGCTCATCAATTTCTTCATACGGAGCAAGCTCATACTTTCCTCCGTCGTAAGGTAGAAAGCTAACGCCCGTAATTCTATCAAAGTTTTCGTATACCCAAGCGCCCACCGATTCCCACTCTTCCTCTTTGACATAAATAGTAGCGCTTTGGTTGTGGCCTTTTTGATTACACCAAGTGTCCATTACTGTTTTATATCGACGAAGTTGGTCTAGTGCCGTTTCATCTTCTCGGAGCATAGCTCGTTCTGGACTTGCTACAGGAAACTCTACAACCCAAGTATTGTTTCTATCTTCTATACAAGGTGCCCCTGCGTCTCTGACTAAGAAAAGTAGGGGGTCATCCCCAGAGATTCTTACGCGACGAATATAAAACGGAGAGTAGCGAGCGTGAAACCCACTAGAACAGTCTAGTATCTGACTACTATTGCCGCTAGGCTTTCCGCAAGTCACTGCCGCAGGAGAATTAATTCCTAACCAAGCCGCAGCAATGTCTGCCGTTTTTCTAGCAACTCTGTTAAACAAGGCCATTGCCTCTACATCGTTGGCCAATGCGGGGTTGTCACACTGCCCTGTGATGTCTACCCCTAGCAGTCGATCCTCTTCACACATCTCCTTCCATGCTGGACGTAGATAGGGAAAGTGAGTAAAAGACGCCTGCACAGCACCGATCCATGCAGCTAAGCGAACCTTTTCTGAGAAAGACGCAATGGTGTCTTCTTCTCGCATTACAGCACAGCTAAGATTGCATAGTTGCCCTCCTCCGCCTGCACCGGTCCATGGATTAGTTGCCTTCTTGTATCTAAGAAGAATCTCCCCGCAAGGATTGCTTCGCATCTCTTGCGTTCCGCGCTCTTTGGCTTTCTGTGGAGGAACACGAAACATTCCTCGCTCACCGGAGCCACTTTGTTTAAGTGATTCCCACTCGGCATAGAAAGTATCTCTGTCTGGCTTCTCATTCCAAAACACGCTGTTGTTCGCCATGTACCTGCAGGCAGGAAACTCTCCTAGCGCCCAGTTCTTTGCGTTTCGCATCTGTTCATCATCAGCATCACTAAAAGAAATGAGGGCGGCACGGCGAACGCCTCCAGCCATCACAACCTCTCCCACGGTACACATAATGTCATGCACCTCTATAGGAAAAAGTTTTCTGCCTCCTGCACCTTGAACAACGCTTTTTGCAAAGTCCAAAAGTCTAATTAGCGGCTCGGGGCCGCTAGCGCGGCCCCCCTTTGTGTTGAGGCGGGAGCCGGCGGGTCGAATGTTGGAGAAGTCGAATACGGTGTCGGCACCGCACCACCACGACGTTAATCCGGCTTTGAATGCGTTTGCCCAGCCCTCGGCAGAGTCTTCTACAACGTAGTGCCGAGTTCGGTCGGCTGTAAGGGGCTCCACCGTAGGGAGGTTGCTCACAAACTGTCGCTCAACGCTAAAGCCTACACCGGTTCCCTGCATAAGAATATAGAGCGCCTCGGAGAACGCTGGGATGCAGTCTATCGGTAAGAACGCGCAGTTATACGCACTTAGGTTATCGCGTGCCATGCTCGGCCCCGCGCTCCACAACGCCCGCATAGATGGAAGAACGTCAAGGTTTTTAACGGCTGCAGACATATCTTGGAACACGTCTGCGGGCAGCTTTCGCTGGCTTACGATAAAATTAAGGTACCTATCTAGCGCCTCGTCTGGGGTTTCGCGCCGTTCGCTATCCTCTACCCAACGGCAATACGATCGGGTAAAAACAAATTCTGCGAGGGCATTGCGAAACTTTGACATTGGCGGGCTCCTGTTGATTTATGGGGACTCCCCCAGTAACATGAGCACACACTAAGGTCAAGCACCTTATGCGGTATATTTACACTAAGGGACCACCTACTTGTTGGGCCGGTAAACCCCCACTGCCCGTGCCAACATCCACTTGTCCACCTTGCATGGGGGCAATGCCTTCTTCGGGCATGCCTTGACCCGACATATCTAGCGCTGGCGCCTGTTCCATTCCCGGAGGCATTCCCATGCCTGGAGGCGGGGCTGGTGGTTGCTCAGGTGCCATAATATCGCCCAGCTTCAATAGGTCAACCAGCGCCTGCATAAGTTTTTTCTGATCGACCATCTGGCTTCCTTGCAGAAGAGGCAAGAATGCTTCCATTTTCTTTAGCTGTACAACCGTGTTTGCTTCGTCAGCATTGTATGGAAGTGCGCGAAAGTCGAAATCCCAGGGGCTATCTCCGTCTACTTTTCCGTCTTCGTTAAAATCTTTAAACGCTAGCATGAGTCGATTTATTTCCTCATGCGTTCCGTTAGATAGTTTTAGAGGGATGCTACTGTCGGCTGGAAGAAACTCTGCATACAGAGAAAGAACTGCCTTTGCTGCCCACTCAATAACATTGTAGATGGCTAGCTGACGCCTAGTGTTTCGGCTTCTAATCGCGGTGTCTGCTAACGCAAGCTCCGTCGCCACATCCGAGGCACCTAGCTCTCCTCGTTGGTAAGCGGGTAGCCCAAGAACAAATTCAATGTTCTTGTTTAGCTCGGACATAACTTGCGTCCATTGAATAGGAAGTTGGGCGGTAGGGGTTGCGCCCATAACTTCTTGAATCCGTACATTTGGTTTGGCGTTCATTGTGATAACCTGCCCAGGTCCGTCAACCTGTTCAAGTGCATCCATGAACTCATCGGGGTCATCTAGCAAACCCTCGTGTACAACGGGAATAGGAATGCTAGTCCTTGCGTGCCAGTTCCTTAGCGTAGACAGCTCGTTTAGCTGCTTAATATTATCGTATACCAAAGAGGCGTCGGACATACCAGACAAATCTTCTAGGTTGTCGTTAAAAGCCAGACGGAAAAAGGGATTGGGCAAAAGTTGGTATGGTAGCTCACCCTCATACAAGGGCTTCTCTACATTATCAGCGCAGTGATAAAAGCGCTCCCCAACCAAGTCGTAGACCTCATATACCACAATCCACTCATATGCTGCACGGGCGACCTCTGTGTCAGAGTCTTCTTTTTCGGGGTCGGCCTTTAACCAGTCTGGGTATGTCTTATTGAAGGTTACTGAGTCGTTCTCTTGATCGTCCATACAATCATGTCGATAAAACCCGCCCTTTCTTCCCCTTCTACGCATACGCTTTTTGAACTGTCCCTTGGTAAGGGTAGTCGCCTCGATGATATATCGAATATCTTCCCAGTCGTCTGCGGTTTGATCAAAAAAGATTCTATTTGCAGGAACTACTCGTAGCAAAGGACGACCTTTCTTGGATGACCATACAACCTTTACAAAAGACCGGGGGTAAATGACTGCTCTTGACGCAAGGCGCCAAAGAGATTCACCGATATTGTTTCGTTGAAAAAAGTCGTTTACAAGCGCCTCACGCATTGAGGCGGCCTTTCGCAGCTTTTCTTTGCGTGGACTAATCGTTACTTCAGGGTTGGGAGGGCACACACTAGCCAACAAAGAGTCAGTAAAAGCAAAAAGGTGATTGCCGGTAACATCTGCAGAGCCTCCGTCTGTTTGTTCCCGACCATATCTATAGGAGTCTCCTCGATAACAGGCAATGTGCTTAGCCCATTGCTTGCGCTCTTCTTCCATCTTTCTAACGTGGTCTTGGATTAGGTTGGCAATCCACTTATACGACGTTTCTTTTTTGTCGTCTGTATCGTGCATAGGTATTCCGGGGTAAGAAGAGTTAGCCCCAGGCTAACACATAAGTAAAGGCATGTCAAGTCTGTCTCGTCCAGTGCGCTCGCCGTGGTCGTTTAATTTTATCCTCACCTCTTTTAAGCGATCTACGCGCTTTGCGCTCTGCCTCTTGCGCGGCGTATTGCTGCTCGACCGACCACAGGCTTCTATCTGTGTCGAACAGCTCTCCTTGTTGCTCTCTAACAGACTTAGGTCTAAACCTAGAGGGCATTTGTCTTGCGCCAAGACACGCCCACATAAGCGCAGAACACCTATCCCAGTGGTGTCGTGCTCTACGCCCCCTTCCCACTTTATTCGGGTTTAGTATTTTTGCTGCTTCGCTAATTTCTGTTAGCTTGTCGTGTCTGTAGGTGGCAAGTTGGTCAACGGTTTCTTGGTCGTTGAGTACGAGTGTGTCCATAAGGGCGTCGATGAGGTATCCAAGTCCTTCATTAATTGACTTACTTGTTGCTGCGATTCCTGGTTTTGAGTTGACGCCCCTTTGACTATAGAACAGATTGCGTATTTCACCCGCTTCCATTGCCGTAACAAGTGGAGATAGTACACCCAAACCAACACCATTATTCTCAATAATAACATGGGCGTCGTTATACTCCCTTGCCAGCTCTACAATAAACTGCGCTAGCCTCGGAGGATCTATCATGTTGTTGTTCATTACCGCGACTTGTTCCCACCTATCTTCCCACACCTCTAATACTTGTATACTCGCAGGGTCACCGCCCATCCAACCACAAGGGTCTACACCCATAACATACTGTGCCCCTGGTTTTGGCGCAACATATTCTTGGTATCCTTTTTTGTCAGGCTCCCACGGGACCAGCGCCCCCTTCTGGTGTTTCTCAAGCGCGTGAGCAGGTATGACTCCCCCGCCTGCCTCAGCCCAACAACTAATAGGGTCTACGGGATAGTAAACCCAGAACAAGTTAGGGTTCCTGCGTATCTCTGGGTCCAGTCCCATAAGCGCCCGTCTAAACGCTATATTCTCTACGGTCATGTAGGGTAGTCCCCTGCCACTATGTCGGTCTCCACCAAACTTATCTAGTAGAGATACTTCTTCGTTAGTTAGGCGCCAACTAGGATCCCATACGCGCTCATTAAGTTTAGAGGCAAAGAAGGGATGAAAAGAAAACTCCCACCTGCCCATGCCCTTACGAGCTTCTGCACACATATCTCTAAAGTACGCTGCGCTGGGCGCCGCCATGGGCGCGGGAGTAGACTCACAAATAATTGTTGCTTCTTTACGGTTGACAAATGCGGGTATAATTCCACTAAATACTCCTGCGGCGTCTGCCCAAAATGGCACCTCTGATGCGTGCAGCATGTCAATGGCTCGACCAATACCGACCATGTTGCTCTCAGCAGATAGTGTTCTAATTGTTCCGCCGTGCATAAACGTAAGCTGACGGCTTTCCCTATTGGGAATTGTAGGCATGCGTATATCTTCCGGCATGTGTTCGTGCATTTGATTGATGTTTCGGAACAGGTCAATAGACCTTTCTCTATTATCTGCAATAACGGCACCGTAAATACCCGGAGTGTACGCAACGCGGCAATAGCCGCTCAGGGCGGTACACACAGACTTTCCTGTCTGTCGAGAAGACAAAACAACCTTCCACTTTTTGTGCCCCGTTTCCATTCTGGGTGACTCGCCGACAAAACCTAGTATGTCGTTCTGCAGTCCCGGCGCAATCTTGTCGGGGTCAAAGTCTATGCGCTCCCCTGTTTCCTGGTCTACTACGGTACCAAAATTCTTTAGCGTAATCCTTGGATCTCTTAGCTTGGTAAGCAGCCCCTCGTCTAATTTAGACACGAGACACCTCTACCAT